ACCATGAACTACTTCTTGGTGTTCAGGGCCCAGGTGACCGTGACAGGGAACATCTGGTCAACCTCGTTCTCGTTCAGAGTGCCCTCGTAGAGAGCCGCCATGACAGCGTCCTCCATCAACTGCGGCACCATCTCGATGAGCGCGTCTTCGAGTCCGTGGTCTTTAACAATTTCGATTGCGCGGTCAAGGTCAACCTTACGGCTGACGCGACGAGTCTTGACGAGGGCGGCAATGCCCCCAATAGGGCTGTCGAATGACAGGACGACATTTCCGTTTTCGTCTTCGATGCCTTCTTCTTCCAGCTTGCTCATGAGCTTGCCGTGAAGTTCTTTCTTACGTGTTTCCAGCATGGTGATGCTGTCTTTGACTTGCGCGTACTCACGTACTTGCGACTCAAAGGCATCGGGATTCGCGAACTCGCGAGCTCCCTCGTCGATGACGTTAGCCATTAGTCTTCGTCCTCCTCAAGTTCTTTCTGCCAATCTTTTTCTTCCAGCTCGCGAATAAACCCGATGATTTCTGACATAGTCTTGAACCTCTTGTTCAAGACCTTGCGAACAAATCGCTTGTCAGTAGTCACGAGGTTTGAGTCGCCATCGGTGAACTTGGCTTCGAATGAAACCCGTACCTTTGCCATTGCCCCTCCTATATTCGTGGTGTGAGAAAGTCTATCAGACTTCCAACGGTTAAATCAACACCGCCCTTGTCGTTGATGCCACTTCCATCAAGTACAGCGTTGGCAATTGCTATCTTCTGCTTTAGCATATCATGCTGTCGCTCTTCTATCGAATCCTTGACCAAAATGTCTTGGATAGTAATCGTTTCCCATTCTGACGACGCGCGATTTATTCTTCCGTTACGCTGCATGCTTAGTCCACTCGACCACGGCTGGTCGTAGTTGATGAGTAGATTCCCTTCGGGGAGGTCCACACCGTACCCGCCTGCATCTGACGAGATGAGCACACGCGTCTCTGGGTCAGTCTTGAAGAGGGTCTTGTTGGCTTCCTTCTGGATGGCGTTCATCTCACCTGTGTAAATAACTGAATCGACACCCTTTGCCAAGATACGCGCCTGCAATTGGGCCACGGAGCCTAAATAACTAGAAAAAATCACGGCCTTGTAACTGGGGTCGATGTCCAAGTGTTCCATGAGATACCCAATAGTGGCGTCTAACTTAGGCGTCTTGGTTAGCCCGTCTAAAAGACCTGCTTCTCCAAGCTGATGGATGTACGCACTTCCCTTACCTTCCATCTTGGCAAAGTTCTCATAGCTATCCGTAAGAAGTTTGGGATTAGAGCAAAGCATCCGTAAGGCTGTGATTCGTGACATGATTTGTCCACGCATCTCGTTGGCTGGGTCGCCCATTTGACTTCCTTGACCGTAGTGTGCGGCAAGACTAAACCCGCTTCCGAATAACTCGGAGGCTTGCGTTAAAATATCAAGCAAGTCCGTGGCAATTTGGTTGTAGACCTTCTTGGTCTTAGCGTCTGCCTGGATGAGAAGAGGCTCACGATAGATTGCGTCGGGTAGATACGGTTTGACGTCTTCGTCGGTCTGCGCCTTACGGACAGAGTGATTCACCAGCGTCTTGTGCAGGGTCTCTAAATTACGATAACGCTGCACTCCGCCAAAGTGATTGCGGACGATAAACGTCTTGTCGAATAAATCAAACCGCCCAAGGATGGTCGGGTTAACAAACTGCATGATGGAGAAAATCTCTTCGGGCTTGCCGTTCTCAATAGGTGTGCCCGTGAGCGCATACCTAATAGGAATCTTCTTAGCAAGTTCTTTTACCTTCTTGGCTCGCTTTGCGCGGAAGCCCTTGATGGCAGTTGCTTCGTCACACACAATGGCGTCGAAGTGCTTCTCTTTGATGATGTCCCAGTCGTTGACTACTTGTTCGTAGTTCATAATGACATAGCGGTATTGCTTTGCGCGGTCGTACTGGTCTTTGCGCACCTTAGGAGAGCCGTCAATTACTAAAGAGTCGTATCCAGTGAACTTCTCAATCTCTTTCTGCCACTGGTACTTTAGGCTCGCTAAACAGAGGATTAGGACTGTGTCCGTAACCTCTTGTGCTTTGCGAAGCTTTTCGATTGCGGCGATAGTCATCGGCGTCTTACCGAGGCCCATCTGGTAGGCAACAAGAATCATTTTCTTGTCGACCATTTTATCGACTGCTTCTACTTGATACGGTTTTAGTGTTCCCTTAAACATATGCTTTCTCACCGAACAGCGATGACTTTGCGTGTTCCAGGCCCCAAGCAATTTCCTCATTGGTAAGGTCGCCTGGGTCCTTCTTGTTAGTATCACCATAGTCGAAGAACAGGAGATTTACACCGTATTTACTTGCAAGTTTGCGGATTCCTTCTGATGCCTTCTTGCCTGCATCGTCGAGCTTAGCGTTGTCAAACGCGGCGATAAGACGGTCAGCGTGACGAATCAACTTGAACTGCTCCTCGTTGATATTAGAACCGCAGATAGCAACGGTGTTTGGCACTCCTGCAGAGTGCATACGCGCACAGTCCAACGGAGATTCTACAAGTACAAGGTCTCCCTCGTGAGACATCTGGTCGAGACCAAAGAGAGTCCGCGACATCTTGAGTCCAGTGGGGTGGTTTCGGAAGGTGCGGTTGATGGTCCCCTTTTCCTGCCAACCCATCAGCTTGTTAGTCTGAGGCTCGCGGATTGGGAGAATCCAATCGGACTTCTTTGCATCCCACATAATCCCATAATGCTGGGCAGAATCAATAGTGATGTGTCTCTTTGCAAGCTCCTCTTCTGGAGGGTCAACAAAGATAGCAAGGCGCGCCTCGGACATTGGGATGGGCGGGTTGTATACTGCCATTTCGCGAGGAACTTTGGACAGGGCCATCACCAGTTTGTCGGGAGTGATGTCGGAGATGTTTTCCAGCCAAGCACGTGCGGCGGTGAAGTCGTACTCCTTGATGCCCCACGTATCCGTGTGGAAATCTTTAAGGTCGCAGATAAGGCTTAGTATGCTCCCCTTGTAGTGGCAGGAGAAGCACATGTGCGCACCTGTCTCAAGGTTTATCCACCATGATGGCGAGTTGTCTTCTTTGCCCGTTCGTGCTCGGTGCATGGGGCAAAGGGCGAGCGCCTCGTTGTTACGAGTGTCAAACTCAACGCCCAGTTCGTACAGAGCGGCTTCTACATCCAGCATTACGCAGTCCAGGGCACGCAGAACTTACAGGCACTCTGCTTGGTCTCGTCGTGGAAACAACCTGTGTCCCAACCCCATGTAATCGAGGTTTCAGACGGAGGGCAGTTACGCGACTGAACAACCTTGAGGAGTCGAAGTTGTTCTTCGTCCTCAATAGGCTCAAGTCCAAGGATTACGTCGGAGTCCTGGAAGAAAGAGGACGAGTAACCAATCGAATCTGCCGACACTTTTCCACCCTTCATTTTCCACAAAAGGGTCTGGGTGGTAATAACTACGGGGATGTCAAGTCTCTGGGCAACGCGTTTCAACGCTCTTGTGATATTAGTCAGTGCTTGGGGCGTGTTCGCTTCCCCAGTAACTTGGTCCATCATCAAGTATACGCCGTCTACAAAAAGAATATCGGGCTTCAACTGCTCAGCTTTTGCTACCAAAGAATCTACGGTCAAACCGTTGATTGCGTCTACCAAGTGGAAGGGCTGCATAGTCTTCATACGGTCAATCATCGCCACAAAGCGGTCTTCTTCTACCGACTTCAGCTTTCCTCGGCGGAGGGCGGTGTGGGAGATGTGTGCACGCATAGAGCTGTGTCGTTGGCTCTGCTCATGGTTATTCATCTCAAACGACTGGAACATAGGCACCTTGCCAATTTCATGAACGTTGATTGCCATCTGAAGCGCAATCTGGGACTTACCAGTTTTTGGTGGTGCAATAACCGTAATGAGTTGCCCGCCCTGAAGTCCAGCGGTTGCTTCGTCAATCTTCTCAAATCCAGTAGGAATACCAAGGAACTCAGAATTCTGTACCCGCTCGTATTCTTCCCAAAACTTATCGGCATCCTTGGAGATGTCAATGTGAGTAGTTCCTTGGATGCCCTGCTCGTTGACCAACTGGATGGTCTTACCCATCTCATTGATGGCTGCTTCGTGGTCATTTGTCTGAAGCTTCTCAACAACGTGCTCGGCACCTTGAAGGGTAATAGTTTTGCGTCGGAACGCTATCATCTGGTCGATGAGGTAATCGATGGTGTCTTCGACCTTCAACGCCTGAAAACTAGGGTAGTTCTCCTTGACCGTCGTGTAGGTCGGGACCTCGCTGTATCGCGCGTAGTGGTCTCGTATAAACTTCCATATGCGGCGGAGGTCGTCGTCGACAATCCACTCATCTTTAATTCCAGCTTCCATAACGGGAATGATGTTTCGGTCAACAATTACTTTGCTGACTAGTCGGTATTCGTTATCGTGTGCCATTACCCCTCCAGGTGCTTCTTAAATGTTTTGTAGTTCTATTCCCCAAGAACCGTAACGAGCAACCCCACCAGGCTGGTCGATGATTCCTTTGAGGTTACCACGATATGGCAGTTCTTCTACCAGCTCGTGAAAACTTTCGTATGTCTGTGCGTAGTTAAACGGGTTACCGCCTCTAGCGTCAAGTTTGTTAATCAAGACGTCGAGGTCATGCTGTGTCCAACCCTCGTCTTCGTACCCAGCCAACTCTACAGCCAAACCAAACTTATCTGCAACTTTCCACAGGTGAGCCAAAGCCATGTTGTTCCACTTGACCTTCTTCTTGGGGTTAGGTGCTTTGGAGAACAACTTCTTAAGCGCGGGAGTGTCATCATCAATAACCACAATTGACTCGACTACAACATCCACCACAACAATGATGCGGGGTGGGGTTGAGTTAGAAATGTCTCCACCAATCACGGAAGATACTCTACTTTTCCGTACTTAATCAAGAAGCGACGAAACTCGTCGTGGTCGTGCATCGCTTCATCAATCTCGTCTTCAGTGGCTCGTTCGGGAATCTTAAGTTGCAAAGTCCCATCGTTCTCGTCCATGTACTTACGCATGAACTTTACGTGCTTACACTTACCCATCGGGCTGTAGGCTTCGCAGGTGCACTTGAGTTTACGGTAATCGTCGACATGGCCCAGTACTTCACAGACGCCATCATCTGAGATGAATAGCTGGATTGTGCACCAGTCAGACATTGATGTCCCTTTCATTTGCCAGT